TCACCTCCCCACCGGATCCCGGCTCCTAATCACCCGCGCCCCGTGCTGCAGCGTCAGTTCGCAGTCCCGCGCCTCATCCTGGACGGTCGGCCAAGCGGCATTCATCGCCCGCAAGCCGCCCGCAGCCAAGGTGTAGGGCTCCCCCTTGGGAGGATGCGCCCAGATGATGAACAGCGCCGTGTCGCGCGCGAAAAACGGGGTGTGGATTCGCATCGCTCGACAAGAACGAATGCAGAACAAAAGCGCAAGCGGTCAGCGCGGGCCAGTCCAGGCGACATAGACCGCAAGAACGTCGCGGCCGGTCGACACCGCGCCTGCGCGGGCAAACATTTCGATTGAGCGCGGGTTGTTACGCGTGATCGATGCGGTGGTGAAACAGCGCGAAATGAAAGGACCCCGTACCCGTAGCGATTTTGGGTTTAAGGGGGAATGCAAAGCCCGATGCGAACACATCGAAGAGTAAGCCAAATCTGCTTGATTGGACGCATTCATATCGATAACAAAATAAAGGTTTGTTTTCGGAGCAAAAAATGGCTGTGATTCGGGTTTACCCCGACGGTGAATACGTCGATGGGACCAAATTTGATGATAAAATAACTACCTTCTATCATAACAATTTGCCCCACCGTTACATCAATGGGCATGCTGGCGATGACCTGATCATCGTAAGGTCTTGGAGCTTCAGCCGCGAACACCCGACCTATTGGGACGCTCCTTTTGGCACGGCGGGTGATCGAATCGACGGCGGCGCAGGTAACGATACAGTCCGCGCACCAGAGGGCGCGAACAATATATACGGCGGAACCGGTCACGATGTGATTTTCGCCGGCACCCCCGTGTATGAAGGCGCGTTTGACGATCCATTTTTTTGGCGAGATTTGGACGACGTCGTCTACGGCGGCAGTGGTAACGATACTATCTACGGACAGGGAGGCCCAGATCGCCTATTTGGCAACGCGGGGGCAGACCATGTCTTTGGAGGGCAAGGTGACGATACGATCCTAGGCGGTGGCGGTCACGACAGACTGTGGGGCGGTGATAGAAATGATCTTATCAGCGGTGGCCGAGGAAACGACGTTATCGATGGCGGCAAAGGCTCTGACACTCTGACCGGCGACGCAGGCGCCGATAAATTCATCTTCACCGGGGGACGTGACCGCATCACTGACTTCCAAGATGATGTGGACACAATCAAGATCGACCGGGACTTCTACTCTGGCAGCAAAGCGCAGCTATTTCGCGATGCAGAAATAAAGGGCGGCAATGCTGTGTTTGATCTGGATGGCAAACACAAACTCATCGTCGAGAATGTTGATGCACTGTCGGATCTGAGAGACGACGTTTTCCTGTTCTGAGGATGATCGCTAAATAGCAAATCAGTGGAGATCCGATGCATTGAGCTTCGGACCTCCACAAATGCGCGTTATTCCTCGAAGCAATTTCACCCCCGAGGAATTCTTGCAGGGGGGGTCGCCTCACTACGCTGCTTCATCTTCGGAAAGTCCAAGGTCCTCGCCGACTGCCTGCGGCCGAGCCAGATCATCCAGAACCCCCGCCGATGGCCGCAGCGTCCGACTAGTCCGCGCCTACCTCGTATCATACCGCCCCGCCGACTGGCCTACTTCGGCCTGATGATCCGCGCCCAATACGGCCACACCCGCCGCGCCCTCACCGGCACCCGGCTTCGGTCAGCAGCACAACGCGCGTCCCGGCCTCGCCCACGTCCTGCGGGGTTTCGGGATGCGCCATCAGCGACCCGCGCAGTTCGGCAACGGGGCGCTTGAGGCCAGCGCAGATCGCGCCGTCACTCGCAGGCTTCACGCAGGCGGTCAAACCAGCCACAGCCGTCAAAGCTAGTATCCACTTCATCCATCCGTTCCCTTGTGCTGATGTGATCGCGCAGACGGTCGGCCTCGCCAGCCCCGCGCCCTTGCCAGTAGGCCAGCCCCAGCGCGGACAGAACCGCCGCCAGCGCACCAGCTGCGAGATAGGCGCGCATCACGCGCCCGCCTTCTTCAGCAGCCTCGTGGCCGCATAGACAGCGCCCACCACGATCACGGCGGCCAAGGCCCATTGCATCGGCCCGTCGCCGTCCGTCAGACCGGACAGGACGCCCCCGGCTGCGGGAATCCACACCGCCGGTTCTTCCAGCGCTTTCTTGATCCATGCGCTTTCTGCCCGGTCCGCGTCCGGTGCTTTCGGCGTGCGCGGAACGGTGGACGTGTCGGGACGATCCGCGCCCATCGCCATGTCGATCGAGCGTTCGCGCACGGCCTGGACGCGGGACGACCATCCGCGTCCGAAGGTGCCCCAGGTCTTGAGGGACCGCAGGAAAGACATGCGGCGGTCGCAATACGCGTTGATGATCTGGGTCGTGCTGCCCCGCGCCACGGCGGCTAGGGTCTGTTGCCCGATGACGCCATCCTGCGCCACGCCGACGATCCGCTGCAGCTCTTTCGCGGCCCTCGATGGTCCGCTGTTCACCGACCAGTCAGCGACGGCATAGTCGAGACCGGAAGGTAGGTCATCGAACCGCACCGGCTGGAAATACTGCGAGACGATGATCGCTTCGGCTTCGAACTTGGAAATCCCGCGAACGGGTCGCGCGGGCCGCCCTTGGCTGCGGTTCCACGCGTCGAACGTGCGCTGCGTTATCCCGCGGTCCGTCGCCCCGCCCGGATCATCGGGATGGTTCACATAGCCGCCTTCGGACAGGCCAATCCATGCCAGTGCCTTTTCGGTATTCGCTCTCATCGGTCTTTCCTCCAAACACGGCGCAGCGCATCGACGCCGCGGATGATGCAGACGCGCTGCGGATAGAACGGCGCCGACCACATCGAGTAGCGGGACCGGTCCGGCTCCGGGATCAGCAGCAGCGAAAGCTTGAGCATGTGCAGCAGGCCGGCGCCGAAGATCAGGCCCATCGCGATATTCGGCAGCGGCCGCCCGATATGCTGGTGCCACAGCGCCCACAGGCCGGGCTGGATCGCGTCCAGCAGCATCGGCAGGGCGTCCCAGTAAAGGGCACGCGCCGCGCTGGCGATCAGGATCAGGATCACGCCGATCGAGAGGTGATATACAGCCGATCCGTTGTTGTGCAGCGCGACCGGCAGAAAGCCCCGGATGACAAGCGCCATCATCCCCGCGAGCCCGATGGCGATGCCCCATGCCAGCCATTCAACGATCATTTTGACCCCGCTTCTTTTCCGTAAGTTCAGCCAGAAGCGCGGTGAACTGATCGACCTTCACCCGAACCTCTCGCGTGCTGTTTTCCATTTCCGCCAGTTCGCGCTGGCTCTCGAAATCGACCTCTTGCGGGCGCTTGCGAAACGGCCAGATGTGCATCGCCTCACCCCCGACCATTGCGCAAACTATCGACAGCCGCGTCGAGACTGCGGGCAAATTCCCGCGCCAGGTCCTGGTGCTCCTTGTTGGCCTTGTGCAGATCCTGAATGCGCAGGTCGCTTTGCCGGGTGACTTCGCGGTCGCGGTTCCAGCCCCAGAAGGCCAGCCCCACGATCACGACGCTTGGCAGGCCGCCACCCAGCTCTGATATGAGCTGTTCCCACGACATCACCGCCTCCGCTCGGCCCAGAAATTCAGGGTCTCGACCGGGCCATTGATCCGGTATTGATGGCCGATGGGCACGGTGAAGGTGCAGGTATCGCCCGTGCCGGCGGAAAGCCTGCCGACAGAGATCCAGGACGACCCATCTTCCGAAACCTGAACGAACTGCTGTGCGGTCGGAACGCCTGACAGCGCGACCTCGACCTCGTGATCGTTGGTATTGGTATAGGCGGCATTCGGGCTTCGACTGCCCAGCACATTGACCCATGCGCCGCCCGTGGTGACCTGCTCGATGTCGAACCTGCGAAGGTTGAACCGAATATCGTCACCCGTCCCGGTGCCATAGACCAGGCCGAAGGTCCAATAGCGCGTTTCATTCCGGAAGGTGGGGCCTGACGATCCTGAAGGATTGATCTCGACCGAAAAGGACCTGGCCGATCCGTTGAATGGATAGGCCCCGTTATTTTCGAACCACTGGCCTATGAAGGGCGGATCCAGCAATTCGCCATCCGCGCCGAACTCATAGATGCGCCAGCCGATGGCAGAGGTGCCGGACGACCGCGCGGCGACCTCGATGACCGCCTTGGCGCGTGTCGGCTTGTCCCATTTGTAGCGGCAGACCACGACGCCCTGCGATCCGGCGGCGCGGCGGAAGCACCAGCCGAGGATGCTGTCCTCGTAGGCATCCATCACGTCCGACACGGTGCTGACCGGGTTCCATGGCGCGGCCCGGGCGTTGTCGATTGCGGGCGCATAGGTGAAATCAAGGAAGCCCGTGTCGGGATTTGCCTCCATCGGCAGCGGTCGGCCAAGCAGGTTTTGATAGACCGGCGGCGTCATCGTGGCGTCGAAATACCGTGCGCCCCATTCGCCCATCGCGCGGCCCGTGGCGTGGATGCCGTCATGCGTCGCCATCCCGACAGTCTCGACCACGCGCAGGGTCGGGCAGCGATATTGCAGGGAATACATCGCCGCGGCATGGCGCTTGATCTTCGTCGTCCGTTCGCCATAGGTCGCCAGTTGGGAACTGACAATCGGGGTCTGCTGCTGGTCGATCAGGCCCGCCGTTTCCAGCTCATCGAAAACAACTTTAACCTTGCTGGCATGGGTCTCGGGCAACTCGAATGCGTTGTCGCCGCCGTGGACCCAGAACAGGGCGTCTGCTGCACTACCGGCGCGGCCCGGCACGGCGTCGATAGCCGTCCTGATGCCGGGATACATGAACGGGGTCATGTCCTCGCCGCCCGTGCGGGTCCAGCCGTTTGCGGAAAGACCGGCATCGGTGATGAAGGTTTCTGCGGGCGTTCCGCCGATGGCGATCTGGATGACATAGACCGCGAAGCCTTGTTTCCACGCCTTCCGGGCCGCAGCCAGCGCGAGGTTGTTGGCATAGAGGCTTTGCCCGCCGTTCCAGATATTCAGGGGCGGCGTGCCGAAAGCGGCCTGCCGCCATGCGGTGCCTTCGACAAAGCTGGCCGAGCTGTTGCCGCTCATGTCGTTGTCCCAGAAGAACACGCCTTCTGGCGTCGAGTAATCGCCCCCGGTGCTGCCCGCGTTCCCGCGCGCCTGGGACTGTCCCAGGACGAGGATGATGTATGGATCACGAACCACCATTCCGGCTGCTGCCTCAGCCAAATCGGCGGCATTGTTCGCGCGTATCGCAGCGGCACCGGCCGCCGCCGATCTCTCAGCGGCGAGCAGAAATTCCCTCATCGCCTCTTCGCCGGGCATCTCCTCGCTGACAGGAACGACCAGCGCACGATCCAGAACTTCGCCATGATCCTGAATCTGCATTTCCAGAAGATCGAGGTCGGTTTCAACCTGATCCGTGCGCACCCTGCCTTGCGCATTATAGTCCGAGCGTTGCAGGTTCGGGACAGATCGTAGCAAGTAAACCTGATCGCCGGCCCGCAACCCGGAACTGACCACCACCGTTCCGCTGGCTTCTCCGATGCCGGTATGGCTGACACCCGCAGTCAGGTCCGTCTCGATCTCGCCGCGAACGCGAATGACACGCAGGTGGTCTTCATCAAGAATGAGGAAATCACGCGGAAAGGTCCCGCCAGCCCCGGTTGCATTAAATGGGCCGGATTTATTCTTGGTGGATTCGACGGTCATGTCTAACCTGCGCTTGTCTGGGTCAAGCGCAGGTTAGGAACCGCACAACTCGCGATATATGTTGGCGGTTACCGATCCAGCGGGTTCGAGCCCAGGAACATCTCGGCCCAGGACCGATCCGGTTTCTTGAAAACATCTTCGCGGGAGAGTATCTTTCGTTTGCTCGACCGAGTGAGATCAGCCCTCTGCGGCTGGACATAAGGGGAATTGGACCCCGGTTGGTTCGGACTCTGCCCGGTCGAGCGAATTATCGCCGCCCATGGTTCGGATGATACCCAAGAACTTTTTCCGCCGCCCGCCTCGCCGCGACAGCTTCCGCGAATGTGTCATAACGCCCAAGCGCAACCATCTTATCCGCCTTAATATAGGCTGCCCATTTGCCCTTTTCCCGAGCCCAGTAGACCCCCGTAACGCCTGATGTGTTGTCGCTACGTATGGCCATGTTGCGATGATTTTCGCGCTTGGTCACCTCTCGCAAATTGGCAAGCCTGTTGTCACTGCGATCCCCATTGATATGATCGATCTCGCCATTCGGCCATCGACCGTGGATGACCGCCCATGCAACCCTGTGAGCCTGCATCTTCCGATCGCAAATTAACCCGCTCCGATATCCGTGACTGGCTGAAGTGAATGCCTCCCTCCCTGCCCATCTACTATTCCATAGGGCAGCGCGCCTTTCTGTACTGTATCGACCAGTCGGGAACATTTCCGGCGGTCGGGGAAGCCAATAGAGGCGGCCCGTCTCTGCGTCGTACCGGACGAGGCGGCGAACATCATCCGGCGTGATCAGTGATTGAACCCCGGTCATGTCAAGATGGCGTCTCTTAGATCTTGCCAGAACGCAGGGCTTTCCTTCATGTCCGGCAGGGGGTGATCCCCAAGGTTCGACCTCGCCGCGACCTTTGCCAGAACGTCAGCTGCATTCTGCGGCGGCGTTTCAAAAATCGCGTCTTCAAGCGCCCACCGCTGCCGATCGAGGCGACCATGCTCCGCCTCAGTCAGGCGTTCCCCTTCCGCGCCGTTCTGGACAGCGAAAATCGACTCCCATTTCCGGTAGAGCGCCATGACCGGCGTTTCCGTGATCGGCGGCAGGATCTCGCCCGACAGCGCGGCAGCAGGAACCAGCGCCGCAGCGGGCAGCGCGGCCATCATCTCGCGGCGATTCATTGCGCACCCCCGATCTGACGAACAGTCGGGAAGATTAGCTTCGCCAGAACTGACAAGCCCTTGGGCGTCACCCGAACCTGTTCGGTGATCTTTTCGCTTCCATCTGCCCGCGTAACCGTGGTGCTTTTGTGCTCCAATAGCCCCTGATTGCATTTCGGCTGATAACCAAGCCAACCTGCCGACCCGGCCCGCTTGTAGATCCAGCCGTTGTGCGACAGCCAGTCGAACAGGTCCTTGGGCCGCATGCCCAGGTTCTTCGCTGCTTCGGTGATGTTCAGCGATCCCTCAGCCTTCACCAGCCGTTCATGCGCGGCAACATCCTCCTTCATGACCTCGATCTGTTCCGCTTGCGCCTTCATGGTTGCATCGGCCTCGATCAGCGCCGCCGCCATCAGCTGCGGGCCAGTCAGCATGGCCGCGGTGCCATTGGCCTTCTCTTTCTCAAGGTGCTGCCAGCGATCCACCAAGCGCGCGGTGAATTCGGGGCAAAGCTGTGCGACAACGACGAAGCTGTCGCGCTTGTTGACGTGATAGACCGTGCCCGGACGACCCCCGGAGGACTTTTCCTCCGCCGGAGTAAAAGTCACGATCCCTTTTTCAGCCAGCCTTTCGACGGTCCGCTTGACGTTGTCGTGGCGCGCCTCGACCAGATCCGCGATCTCGCGGCTGCTCATGGTCAGCGTTTCACCTGCACCCATGATGGCAGGCATCTTGATTTCCGGGCGGTTCTGTTCCATTTTCATAGGGAACTCCCTCCTATGCACATGTTGGGTTTCATCGAAGCCGTTGGGATGGCACTCCCGGCGGCTTCATTCGTTTCAGGATGCCTGCTCAAGCTGCACCCCCTTAACGCGCATCGCCGTCGCGATGGCTTCCACGATCTCGCTGTTCATGGACCGGCGGTTCTTGGCCGCCTCCACCTTGATCACATCTCGCCATCCGTCAGGAAGACGGATCATAAAGCGATCTGCGGTTTGGCTGGGGTATCTCTTCATCTCACCTCCAAATATGCCACCGTGGCACAATTCATCTATGCCACGGTGGAAGCATGGCTGCAATAATTTTTTTATGTCACCGTGGCACAAAGAGGGAATCGCAGATGTCAACAATACCTACCAACCGCGAGAGCGACCGCTTTATGCTTCGCCTCCCTGACGGGATGCGGGACCGGATCAAGGCCGCCGCCGAGGCAAACAACCGCAGTATGAACGCTGAAATCGTGGCAACGCTGGAAAAGGAATACCCAGCCCCCCGCGACAGCTACCGAGACATCCTGTCTAAGATGTTAGACTTCCTATTAGAGGAAGGCCTTGTGCCCCGGACAGAAGCCGAAAAAAACGAACTTCTTGCAGAGATTTATGCGCTTCCAGAGGGCGTGGGTGAAGATGTTGCAAAGCGCCTTTTTGTGGAGGTTCTTGACGATCTTTCTGAGAAGTTGGCCGATTATCGCGGGCGCGACGCATCACAGCCATCGTCTGACAAGACCAAATGAACCACTTCCGCAATGAACAGACCAAGCTGACCGCGACATTCATCAACGGGATGGCAATTGCGATGTTCGCCGTGGGAGGTCTGGCGCCATCCATCGGTATGGCGGCCGGGTCAGTGCCCCCGGCACCATTGGTCGCCATCCTCATGGCATATTGTCTGATCGGCTCATTGGCCCTACATTTGATAGCACGACGCATCTTGCGGAGGCTTGAACCATGACCGGACTGGAACTCACGCTGCTTATCATGCCGGCCAGCGGCTTGCTGATCGCCGGGTTTCTCGTCTGGTATACCGGGCGGGATAGTCGTCGGCAGAACCGGCATCCGGCTGAATGAGCAACGACCTCGACCCAAGATCCGCCGAGGCTTGGCGGCGCGCGTGGGATGAGGATAGGCGTGGCGAGATTTTGCGCGACTACGCGAAGTCCGAGGAACTTCATAAAATAGAGGCGGACGCCGGGCCTTACGCACTATTTGGCGTGGCTGCTTGGATCGGCCTTGGTGCGTCGCTCTGGTTTTCTAACTCGTTAAGCGCGATCGTCTCAATGGCGTTGGCTGCCGGATTTCTTTCGCGCTACGCCATAGACTACTATTCGGCGAGAAGGGCGTGGCGAGAAATTCACGAGAAATGGTACAGTCAGGGGAAAGATCTGCATTCAGAGTATCGACAGCTTACCTCTGCAGATCCTCCTTCAGTGGCGACAAAATCTGTCCGTCGATGAGCCACCGCCAATAAGGCAGCGAAGCGAAGGGCACTTGGCGACGCATGAGGGATACGTCACTCGCCGCGATGTCCGGCGCCTCCCCGGCCAGCAAATCGCCCCCTGCGCGGAACCCGAGTGACAGCATTCCGACCGCATCCTCCGCTCGACCGAAGGTCGGCCCCATGAAACCTGACACTACGTTTCGGGTTGCGAAACGCGATGCTGGCGCCTGCTGGCTGGCGTTCGGAAACGCTGCGGATGCAGTTTTGTAGATGCCTGGCCCACCAGCTTTTTCCAGCGCGTTGTTGATCTCGAAGGCAATCGCGAAAATACCGGAACGGTCCAGCCCCTCAGCGGCCCACTTGCCGGGATTGTCCGAAATTGGCCGACCGCTTTCCAGGTTCTTGATCCAGTAGATGAACGCCCCGATGGTGGACATGCCAAGCACGCCACCCCAGAAGCGCGTCTGATCTTCCTGCAGCCCCCGCAGCATGACGCGTTGATTGGACGCCAGTGCGAAGGATCGGAACTGCAGGACAGCACGGCCGATCGGAGTCGAGGCGAACAGCGGCGTATCACCGAGGCCCTTGGTGACGATGATTGAATCCACGTCTTTGTTGATCGCCGCGCGCCACGCCCGGAGCATGTGATCCATTTCGGGCGGCCAAGTTTCAGCATTCGCTACGCGGACGCCATCCAACGTATCGCCGTGCTGGCGAAACAGCCTTCCCAGCAATTCGGCGCTGTCACGACCGACACCCAGATAGCCCATATAGGCCTGCTCGGGCTTGGGAAGGGCGTCGAACCCCTTCTCGGCCGCGATCTCTGCATTCTTCAGGATCCGGTTCTGGGTCATCGTCGCGGACAGCGTCTTCTGGAAATCATTCCAGTGCAGCAAGCCGGTCATCTTGGTGAAGCCGTTTGCCGCATTGTTCAGAAACCGCTCGAAGGGATGCCCTTGTGCATAGGGGTCGGTCAGATCCGCCAGTGTCGCCATGCGGGACTGCAGAACCTTTTCAGCGATCGCGCCGGCCCGCTTTGCTTCACTTTTGGTCAGCTTGATCCCGTCCAGATTTCGGATTAGGGGGCGCAGGCCGTCCTCTATATATGAGCGGAGGCCGTGGACCATGGCCGGGCGAACAGCATCCGTGAGAGACGAGATCGCGACCCCACCCAGGGATGTCAGGTAATTGAAGGTCTGAGCGGCGCTTAGCGTGCGCGCAAATCCGGTTCCCTGTTGGTCCGCCAGATAGTTCCCGCGAAGCATGTCCCGGACCGCCTCAAGATCGCGCACGTCAGAGCGTTCGCGCGCCTGCAGATCCGCCAGCTGCTTTGCCTTTTTCGCGGGATCAAGGTCGGATCGCGCCTCAAGCGCGGCCTTGAGATCAGCATATTCTGAACGAACCTGCTCAATCTGCGGCTTCATCGTCACCGACCCAAAGCGGTTTTGCAGTTCGATGTCCGCGGACATGGTGCGGGCATAGCGGCGCATTACCAGGTCGGCATTGTTTTCGATGAACTTCTCGACCAGCTCATCCGGGATATGGAATGTACGTTCAGCCAAGGGGCCACGCTTTGCCACCACTATGCCGGTCGGCAGTGACCCGTCATAGCCTCGACCGGTCACAGCGGCATAGACATCCTCGATGATGCCTTCGAGATAGTCGGCGCGATCGGCGTCGCTCAGGAAATCGAACTCACCGCGCCGGCCGATTTTCTCTAAATCTCCCTCGATCTTGGACAGCCGATCCGCGTCGGCGCGGTCCAACTCCCCGACCACGCGGCCAGACAGATCGTCAACGCCAGAGCGAAACGCGCGCATGGCATCGTCGGACATGATATCGGCCACGCCCCGTGCGACACCATCGGACAATGCTTCCGCATCAGCCCGACGAGCCGACACCCCTCTCTCCACGGCCTCACGCGCGCTTCGCAGCGCTTCAGTGGCCTTTTCGGTATCGGCGGCGGCGCGCTCGGATGCCGCGGTTATCTGTCCGTCGAAATAGTTGCGCAGGATCGCCTTGAACTCGGCTTCGTTGGCCTCGATCGCCTTCCGGTTCCAGAGCCGACTGAAATAGCTTTCGGCGGTATCCACGCTTACGCCCTCTGGCAGGAGGCCAGCCTCGATGGCCCGATCCTTCAGCGGATCAAAGACGCTGCTGCGGATGGCGGATGCGGCTGTTGCGACTTCAGGAACATCACTTTGATCGCCGCGACGCATCGCCATGCCGATGGCCTCATTGAATTCGGTGCGTGACATCTGCGCGCCCCTCTGCCGCAGGGCCTTATACGCATCATTCAGCGTCTCTACGGTCGATCCGACCGCGCCGCGCGTCCATTCCTTCATGGCGGTCTCTGCTGCCGCCTCGCCTTCCCCAGCCATGTTGCGCTTGAGATAGACTGGATTTTCCAGCATCTGCGAGGAAATCTCCCGGACCAGCCTTGATGGGCTTTGGAGCGTCCTGAGAAGCGGGTTCAACTGCGCGGTGGCCTTCGCGGCCTTGCTGGCCGCCCTGCCTGCAATGTCAAAATCCTCAAGCGTGGAAACCGGCGCGGCGGCGGCCCCGGCGCTTTCAGGCTTTGCCATCACAGCCAATTCGGCGTGAAGACTATCGGTCGCGGCGTCAAAGTCTGGCCGGGTTGCATTCTGGATGGCCGAGCCAGCCGCCTTGTATTCGGCGCGGCTCATGATCGCGCCAGCGGCGCCACCAAGGATCGCGCCAAACAGCGCGGACCCACCGATCGCCAACGCGCTCTCTGTTCCTGTCCGCAGTTCCTGCGATGCCTGCAGCCCGGTCTCCTGCACGCTGGTCGCGACCGCCGCCGCAGCTGAGACGGACCCGGCTGATTTAAGCGCCGAATAGCCCACGCGCCCGGTCCGAGCCAGCACGCCGCCCGGCAACAGCGTTGGCACGTCCGCGATGCTGGCGCCGATTTCAGCCGCGGTTCCTACCCAACCCGACGCCTCCAGCGTCCTCCGGTCGCGCGTCTCGCGATCGATATCGGCTTTCACCGCTGCCGCCGCTTCGGGATTGAACACGTCGATGAAGCTGTCGATATGGCTCTCATAGCCAGAAATGTCATCGAAGACATTATAGGCAGGATCGACCCTGTCATAGGTTCCGCGCGCCCTCGTCCAGGCGGCATCTGACGACGCAAGCGACCCGACCATGTTGGATTGACGGAATGCGGCGCCGAGCGTGCCCCCCAGTCCGACGCCCTGCGCGCTCATCTGATCGCCGCTCGGCGTATATGGCGAGATTGTCTTTGTCTTATCGAAGGGCATTGTTGCCTCGTTGATTTTCGGGCGCACGCAATTCCTGATTTCGGCGAAGAAGATCCCTTTGAGCCTTCATCGCCTCATCCCTGCGCGTCTTGGCAATATCCGCCGGCGACGGTGGATCAGCGTAGAAGGCATGCTGAAACTGCTGCACCATCCCCTCTTCATCGACATAGAACAGCGCGTAGCGAGGCGGCCGTCCCGCGCGCATATCCGCTTCCGTCTGCACGTCTGCCTGCATGAACACGCTGCTTGCGGTGATATCCTCTGCTGACAGCGCAGCGATGGCCTGTTCACCGATATAGTCATGCGTTCCGTCAAGGCCCTTCGGATATGTCACCTCTGGTGGAAGCCTGGTGACCGCGCCCGACTGCGAAAGGTTGTATGACGACACGCCATAGCGACGCCGGAACCGGCTCGCGGCAAGCTGCTTGGCCATGTCTTCGTCGCCATTCGCATCGACCAGCGACTCCTGCAGGATTTCGCGGTATTCCGCCGTCGCCGCTGCGGACTGCATGGGCGTCTCGCCAAGTTGTGGCGCGCTGCTGAACCACCCTTCATCGAAAACGGCGCGCGCGCTCTCGGTGGTCGCGTTTTCCTTGAGCCATGTTTCCGTATCGGGGCTTCCAAGAAGCGCCTTCCTGTCGGCTTGTTTCTGGGGGTCATCCATATCCATGATCCGCCGCGTCGCATCTTCAGCTGACAGTCCGATCGGCCCGGTCAGGTGATTGAACAGGTCAACGCGGTCACTCACTTGCCCGCCGCCATCCCTGCGACCCATCGCATGCGGGTCAATGGCGTCGATCCGTTGGCCCATCATCAGTGCCTGCTGGACCTGCGCCGGATCACGGCTGGTCAATCCCATGCGCAATGCGCCAGACACGGAAGACGGAACAATCCCCGTCTGCTCAACGATACCCTCGATCATCGGCAAGCTGCTCTGCCCCTCCGGGATGGTCTTCGCCATCTCGCCAAAGAGGGCGTCAGCACGCTTCCGACCTTCGCCGCTGTAAGGGTCCACGATCAGGCGTCCCGCCTGAAACGCGGCGACATCCGTGGCTGTCTGGGCGACCTCCTTGAATTTGGTCTTTCGCGAGGTGATCAAGGTTGCCTTGTCGCCGTCATCAATATCGGCTGAAAGGATTTCCCCGTCTGTCAGGGTCTTGTCGGCCTGCGCGATCCTCAATTTGAAAGAATCGACGGCTTGCGTCTGAGCCGCTTTGACCGCCGCCGCCTCCTGCGTCTGCCAGGCTGACACGCCGGAAAAGGACGCCTGCCTAACCTGCTCTGCCTGGAATGACGGAAGGGCATTGATAGCCTCGGAAACCCGGGGGCTGAAGCTTTGAACGACTCCGGTTCCGCCCATCTTCTTGTCCGACCAGCCGCGCAGATCTGCGACGGTCATCCCCCTGAGGAACGAATTGGCCTTCAACACCTCCGCCGGCAGAAGGTCCGAAACCGAAGCATCATCGGACGCAGCCAGAACGGTTCGCGCACCGGCAGGCCCGAGAAAGTGTGCAAGGTAAACGTTCCCGGGCGTGGCCACGTGGCCGGCCGCCTGCAGGGCGGACGCATTTTCTTGCGTGTATCGCAAGGTCATTTCACGACCCAGCGCACGGTCGCCCTTCAGTGCGATAAGATCGGCGTCACTGCGACCAGCCGCAACATCCGGGCGGTATTTCTTGACCACGTTCAGCCATGTGGAGTCGATGAATTGACCGAGGCCAGATGCAGACGAGTTCGGGTTTTTTGCGTTGGGGTTTCCGCTGCTTTCCGCCCCTATGATCTTGGCGACGATATCATCGAGACTGACCGCCGGGCCATCACCGGCCTGCATGCCTGAAATCGCATCCCTCTCTGCGACCGCAGCCAAAGGTTTGAGCAGCGCGTCCCGCGCCGCCATCAGCTCACCCGGGTCCATCGTCGCGGCGTGCGCCGTCAGAAACTCAGCGGCAGCGACAGGATCGGACTGCGCCATGCTGACCGTGGCCATCCGATACATCTCGGATTCGGCGGTCGTGTATGCGGCGGCGGTTTGTTCAGGCGACCATCCGGCGCGAGACGCCCGTTCCGAGATCTCGCCTCGCAGGATTTGGCGGGACCGATCAATAGATCGCGGATCGACCAAGGCATCGTTTACCGCCGCCTGCATCCGGGCATCAGACTGATTATCCAGATAGGTGATCCGCTCTCGCCCCGCGTGCGTAGCGATGCCAGACAAGGCCGAATCCTTGCGGGCCTGCAGCGCCCTTTGCGCCATTTCCTTGGCCGCGGGGCTCAACCCGTTCAGTCGCTGGTTATAGGCTTGCTCCAGCCCGCTGATCACTTCCTTGCGGCGCGACATGGCATCGCCACCGCGAGCATACAGATATCCCTTCTCAGGATCGTTCAGCGCCGTCCTGATATCTTGTGAAAACGCCGTATCCGCCCGCTTGGCGTCGGCCTCGTCCACATCCGCCTGCCACTGGTCGAACATCGCGCCGGCATTCGCCAAGCCCTGTGCAACCTGCCCGACGCCGCTTTGCCGGGGGGTTACCCCGACCGGCTGCTGAACCTGAACGACCTCGCGCCGCTCATATCCCGGAACGCGCATCGCCATCACGCATACCCCGCCGATGTGGTGCGCGACCGCGCCCATTCTGAATACTTCGACCCGACCTTTGCGCCCGTGGTCAGCAGCGTGCCCGCCGCGCCCCACATGCCAGCCGACCGGGCATCCGCGCCCTCGGCCCGGCTGTTGGCCGCCTGCTGTGAATAGGTGCCCGCCTGTTGCGCCGCGTTCTTGCGGATGGCGAAGGCGTCATCCTCGATCGCGCCCTTGGTGCTGTCCAGCTGCTCGATCGCGGATGCCGCGCTGGTGTCGATGCCATTGGCCGCCATCGCGACGCGTTGCTGCGCCATGATCGCCGCGCCCTGCCGGCGCCGTTGCTCGGCCTCATCTTCGCCCCGACGCAGTGAATCCTTGGCCGCTGCATCCTGCTGCCTAGCCATCGCCTCTGCTGCGGCTTGAGCTGCGTTGCCTTGCTGAACCGCAGAATAGGTGGAGACCGCCCCGGACGCCGCCGTCAGTGCCGTGCCCCAGCCGCCGAAGCCTTGCATCAGCCCCGAAAGCCCGCCGAGGATGCCGCCACCCGAACCCGCCGATGCAAGGCCGGGTAGAATTGCCATTGGCGCCACACACATCAGCCCGTTTCCTTCTCAAAATGCAGGAACCTATGGCCCTGCAGAACCACCTCTTGCCCGCCGAAGCTGAACCCCATCCATTTGAGCCAGCGGATCGCCGTGACGTTCTCGGCTGCGACGTAGTTCCAGAGGCGACGAAAGTCCTGGCCGACCCATTCCAGCGCCACGCGCGAATCCGCCACCAGTTCCCGCCGCACGTCCGGCCGATCGACCGCCCGCGTGATCAAGGCCCACGGGCAACCCACATCGGCGGCCAGAGACGCCGCGCTGACCCCGAAGATACAGACCAGATCCCCGCCCATATATGCCGCGCGGGATCTTCGCGCCCGGGCGACCATTTCGGCAAGCCGATCAGCGGGATCGCCCGGCGTCATGCAGTCCAGTTCCAGACGATCAAGCGGGCGAAGGCGTGGGATCAGATCCTCGATCACCGCGCGCGTGATGGGCCTCAGATCAACCGCGGCCAATGCTCAACTCCGGCGAAAGGCCAAGGATCGTCATCGGAAGGGGATAGTCCTGCCGGATCGTGACGGTCCCGTCCTTGTTCCAATGCGGCGGCGATGTCAGATCGTGCATCCCCGTCCACAACGGGATCGCCTCTGACAGATTGCCCCCGGTTTGCACGATCTCATTCTCGCGTGTGCCATCCACCACGACCTTGATGCCGCGCGTCTTCTCCATCTGGACCCGGATCTTGCTGATAGAATGCGGACGCCCCCTGCTGGCGCCGACATCATCGAACTGGATCGCAGGCGGAAGGGTTTCGATCTCTGCGGTATACGGCAAGCCGACGTGGACCAGGCTCGACGGAAACGGCAGCGTCACCGCGCCCCCGGTGACCGTCAGCCCGGCCACCACGTCGCCATTCGCCAGCGCCACGACCTCGCGGCCTTCAAGATGCCCCAGGCCAGTGATCGTCGCCGTTGCCATGCCCTGATAGGTGATGCCGCAATCCACGAAATAGGCCTGGGCCGCTGTGCTGAAGGACCGATCATCGAACCGTTCGACATAGCGCCGCTGCGATCCGTTCACCTGACGCCGGACGATCAGGTAGGTTGCATCGGCATTGCCTTCCGTGACGCAGGCAACGCTTTCGACTTCGCCGTCGATGTCCATTTCGGTCCATGCCCAGACCTGATGCTCGCGCTTATAAGTCAGCGCCAGCAGCTTGCCGTTGTCCAGCACGACCCAGATGATCGACCAGGGGTTCTTTGCCATCGCCCAGGAAACGATCGAACGGCCCTCGAAGAAATGGCTTGCGAAGATGGTCAGATCATTCCCGCTGTATCCGTCGCTTTCATAGGCATAGCGCAGATCGCGGACATTCCGGCCAGATCGGTCAACGAAAAGCGCCGTGTCATCAGCCACAAGCGGCTTGACCCGCGACGAGCCGACATAGCCGTATTGCGTCACGATCGGGTTGGTCGCGTCGAATCCTCCATCGGGGCCGGTCACGCTGAACTCGCCCGCCGAGGTGAAAACCAGCAACTCGCGCAGTTGCAGCATCGACCGGACGCGGTTCAGTTGCTCGCCTGACAGATTGAACTCGGCCCGATCCGAGCCGATGAAATTCTGCGACCGCGTGAAATTGAAGTAGTCTCCGATCCGCGACATCCAGATCGTTTCGGGATCATTGATTGAAGCGCCGAACGCCAGACGCTGCTGATAAATGGACACCACGGACGGGTAATTTCCTGCGCTGCCGAACAGGTTCGCCTGCCTGGGCGGGGTGACTGATGTGTCCGGCGAAATGTTGTCGTCGCGAAATGTCGTGTTGTCGGTGAAACCGATATATCCGGCCACGCCGTTCCGCATCCGGTAGATGCGATATTCGTCGGCCCCTGCGACGGCAGTGAAATTGATCGTGTTATAGGCCCCGGCCTCGTTCAGCATCTGCGCTGCAGTCGTCGCAAGTGGGCCAGAGGCGAAGCTTTCCACCCCGTTGACGATCGCGGTCACCTTGTAGCGGTAGGTTTCATCGCCAGCGTTGCGCGGCGTGACGCTGTTGATCGTCGGGACTGGCGTCGTCGGGTTTATCTGCACATCATCGATCGCCCAGTTATCATCGGCAAACCGAGAAATGCGACGCGGCGCGCGCAGTCTGTGCGCCGTGAACAGAACATCGATCGACTGGACAAAGTCCAGATCCTGCACCATGGCCGCCGTCCATGGCGTCGAGATGGCGTAAGGCGAACCGCCCGACTGGACTCGCGCCCCATCCTTCACGATCCCCATTTCATTCTCGCCGAAGATCAGAACGGCCGTGTCATCGGACTCGCGCGTGAAAGGGATCAGACGATGCCGGTGCGTGCTGTCCATGACCTCGCAGATGAATCGCAGGCCGGGCCGGTTGCTAACGCCGCCATGCGTGTGGATGAAGACATTGCGCCCCTTGCGCAGTCCGGTGTCGTATTTCGCAAGATCAATGCGACCCCAGATCGCCGGGCCAAGGACGCCCGCGCCAAAGCTGGGCTGAAAACGCGCCGCTGGCATCAGACGATCCCCCGCACGGCAAGGTTGGGCGGAACATGCCGATGCTCGACAGCAGGCCGCTCATTGAAATCCATGGCCATAGCCTGATCCAAAAGCAGCGCCGCCGCCTGTTCCGCGTCCTTTTTCTTCGCCACATCCTTGGTGATCGACATTGCGATGGCCGCGCCGATCGAGGCCGCAAGAGCATCCGCGAAGGCAGGCGGGAACAGCGTGGGATCGGTCTCGTCTCGGGTGTATTCGATCACGGCGTCGGCCATGTCGGAATAGATGGCGGTGGCCGTCAGTTCGCGCAGGCTGTCCGGTGACCGCCCGGCTTCCAGTGCCATGCGCGCCGCGGCTGGATGGTTGACCCAACGAATAGCGACCAGATGCGCAGGACGGGCATATTTGTGCGCCCATGCCCCCGCGCGATCGTTCAGGGTTTCCTCGACCAGAACCTCGCGTCGGCCAGCCCAATACCACGGGAACCGCTGCAACAGCGATTGACGGACCCGATCATAATGCAGGTTGCAGGCCTCGGCTTCCGGGGATGGGCCTTCCAGCGCCGTGATCGTGGCCGCGCCAAGATAGGTCGAAAGGGCGACGTTGCAGATGGCGATGGCGGATTGCATGGCGCGGGCCTCAAATGTGAGAAATTCCAGGTTGCGAAGGGGGCGGCCAAAGCCGCCCGCCCTCAATCGTCGTTCAGCTTTTCCGTGATCCGCTCGATCAGGGTCTCGCGCTTGGCGCGACCGTGGGGCTTTTCGCCCATGACGGCCTTGTAATGCGCGGCCAGCTCATCATCGGTCATCTCATTCATGGCCTTTGCCGAGCCGGTCACCGCCGCCTGATCTGCCTCGCCATCCTCGACCATGGCGTCGGTCAGATCGGCCTTGGTGGCCTTGCGCATCCAGCGCGACGAGAACAGAGAAGGATCAATCTGGAAAGGCCCGCTTTCCGGCGAATGCCAGAGCCGATCGGGGGTTTGACCGCGGCGCGTCGCCACGGCCCAGATTTCACCATTCTCAGCCATTCGTCTGGATCCCCGGCACGATGCCGGCCGTCACGGCGCCGGCGGTCGGCGTGCCGCTGACCACGTAGCGCAGGCGCATATAGCGCTCATCGGCCCCGAATGGGATCACGGGCAGCGGGAACTTGTAACCGGCTTTCAGCGTCGCGACCGGGATCGCGCCCGACGAGCCCACGGTCTTTGCCGAGGAAAAGGCCGCGTTGTCATCGACCTGCACCTGCACCTCGACCGAAGTGCCGCCGGTGAAGTTGGCCACGACCTGGGCCAGCAACGGAACGTCGATGCCGCCGCCGATGTCGCGTTTCAACGCTGCGGGCGACATGGCCGGGGTGGCCGTGGCCTGCAGATCCAGATGGTTCGTGCTGTTCGCCGTCGCGGTCAGTGCCTGCGCATCCGAGAACAGATTTTGAGCGTCCAAGTGCATCTCGATTTCCTTTCGATGCGATGGGGTTAAGGCCCCGCCCCGAAGGGCGAAGCCTGCGCGCGCCCTGCCCTTACGGGAAGGTGATCGCGCTTTCCGTGTCGGTGATCGCATCCAGGCGACGCACGGGCATATCGCCCCACATCGTCACGCGCTCGCCCGCGACTTCCTCAACCGTCAGGTTGACGTTCTTCTTGTTCAGCGCCTGCTTGCGCAGGAACTTCGCGACGGTGCGGCCCACGTAGATGACGGTCTTGCCTTCCACGAGGTTGCCATTGCTGTCGATGCCGACGCGCGACGAGGTGTCGATCATTTCCTCGGCGTCGATCAGCAGATCCAGAAGGTCTGCGCCGGTGGCGGCATCCTTGGTCAGCGCCGACACGTCGATGTTGGCGATGCGCGCGTTGCCGCGCCAGTCGCCCACCGACAGGCCCATGTCCCATTTCAGGTGATCGACATAGGCCTTGAACTTGCCACTGCCGTCCGGGGCGTCCCACAGCTGCACGCCCATATCCTGACGCGAGAGGCCAGCCGCCGAGCCCTTGGGGTAAAGCAGCGTGGTCGCACGCGGCCCCCAGGTCACGAACCAAATCGAGGTGTTGTCGCTGCCGCTGCCGCCGCCGTTGATCAGCTGGCGGCCCGAAGCGACGCCCGGATCATTGTAGCGGACATCGAGGCCCATGAAGCCATCGGGGGTCGTGGCGATCGAGCCATAGACCATGTTGCGGGCCATGAACTGGTTGAAGCCTTCGACCAGCCCCGACATTTCCGAAGCCCGAAACGCCGCGGCATTGCCGTTCATGTCGGCCAGCGCCTTGTCGACAACGCTGAATTCCTCGGCCATGCCGGTGGTGTCCACGACCTTCGCGGTGGTGGTCTTGCCCTGCTTCACGCCCGAGTTATAGCGGCGCCATGCCGGTTCCGGGATGCCGGTGCGGATGACATGCTGGTGCTTGGTCCCGTCATTGCACTCGGTATAGACCGCATCGCGCATGATGGGGTTGGACTTCTCTGCCAGTTCGATGATCTGGGCGATATCGCCCCCGGCGTTGGTGCGGGTCAGGATGTCGACCAGACCCGGGTTCTTCACATTCAGTTCGGCCATGGCTTAACCCTTTCCGTTGCTGCCATAGAGGGAGTTCGCGAAGTTGCTCCGCGTCTCGGTGCCCGCCTTGCCGGTGGCGACGGACGAGTCCGCGACCATCTTTCCGACCTTGTGGAAGGCCTTCACGATCTCGGGGTGGCTTCCCATCCCCGACCGATCGAGCATTTGCCGAAGTTCGGGGCTTCCGACTGCATCCACGCCCTTGAGGAAGGTCGCGACATTGGCGTCGAAGTTCTCGCCCCCGAAATCGGGATCTGCTTTCAGACCAGCTTCCCAGTCCGAAATCTGCTTGTTGTGCGCCGCCAGCGCGGCCTGTTGGCCTTCGCCTGCGGTGCGGGCCTGCCGATTGGCGGCCTCTGCCAGCGCCTCGCGCGCGGTCGCATTGGGGTTGGCTTTCAGCCAGCCATCCATGTCACCCGCAAATTTGTCGAAATCCGCCTGGAATGCCTCGGCACCTTCCGGGGCTTTCAGCGCGAAGGGCCCGGCGTCACCGCCGTCATTCGAATTCTGATCGCCTTCCCTCTGGCCCTGCTCCTGCGTGGTGCCCGTCTCGCCGGGGGTTGCGCCCTGTTCCGTGGTCAGTCCCTCGGTGGTGGCGGCCTGCGCGGTGGCATCGGCGGTTTCGGTCGAGGCATTGGCTTCATCACTCATCGCTGTTTTCCTTTTCAGCATTGGCGGCATCGCGTTCGGCCGCGGCTTCCAGCCGATCGATCAGATCAGCGTGTTCGATCTGCATGTCGGTGAAGGTTTTCGACCCATGCGGAAAAACGCGGTCACGCAAGATGCCAAGCCCGATATCGCGTTGGCCTGCCCGGAACCCGTCTAGGTCGTTTCCGAAGTGCGTCTGCCCGAACAGGTGACAGCCTTCGAGGATCGACCAGACCGCAAGGCGGCCCTCGGGCTGGCGCAGGATCGCATCCCAGGCCTGACGAACCTGCATCGCGCGCTGTTCGATGATGTCCTCGCGAATGCTCATAGGGCCGACCCTCGCTGCAGCGCGTCGATCCCGTTCAGGTTTGCCTCGCTCAGAAGCTTTGCTGCCCCGGCCATGGGTTCGGCAGCTTCAACGGCCTGCGCCTGTGCTGCGGCGTCTGCCTTGGCCTTGCGGCGCTTTTCCAGTTCTTCGGGCGAATGCAGGATCGACGGCGGCCCGCCGACATAATCGGCAAACTCGCGCAGGGCCTTGTCGCCGTCCAGCATGTCCAGCACTTCGGGGCTGACCTGCGCCAGCGTCCCGGCAAATCCGATGGTCCGCTCGATCGCGCCGACGCCGATCGCCTTCTGGGCCTGCGCCAGCAGCGAAATATATTCGACCTTGATCGGCATCCCGGCGACTGCATCCGGCGCCTCGGGCATGATGTCTGCCTCTTGCATGTAGGCCCATGTCGCTTCGATCAGGGGCTGCAGCAGCTCGTGGTCAAGGCTTTCCAGAACCGGCCCCAAGGCCATCAGCTTTTCTTCATGCCGCTCGGCGATCTCGCGCGCCGTGATCTGGCTGCGACCGTCCAATGCCGTAGCGGTCATCTGGAACAGGTCCTTGTAGAACGCGACATCGATGCGGCGCTGCGTCTCCTGAATATCCAGCAGCAGCCCCTGAATATCGGGCCGCACCTCGTAGACCGGACGCAGACCGCCAGCGTTCAGATCCGAGGCCGCCATTGCGGTCAGACCGCCCGGCACGTTCTTGAAGAAGCTGCCAGCAGCCATTGGGCCGCCCTGCAGCGGCGGGTTGTGCATCTTCTGGATTGCGATGGCCTTCTGCTCCTGCAGCGTCTGCAGCGATGCGGCGTCGCCCAGGGCGTCCATGCCCGGCGATGACACGGACCACGCTTCGCCGTCGATCGCTTCCCAGCGCGGCGCAAGGATCGGCCGGACGCGATGCCCACCGATATGCAGGAACTCGCTTTCCTTCGACTTTTCCCAGTAAACCGATGCCCACGGGCGGCGGGCTGACGTCATCGCCTCGGGATCGCCATCGGCGCGCTTGTCCACCATGTGGCAGATGTCGTGGGTCTGGTAATAGCTGCCCTGATCCCAGTCACGGCGCACCTGATCCGACACGTTGTCCAGGCCCCAGGTCTCCACGATGCCACGCACCGACATCTTCATCTCGCGGTAAAGCCCGGTGATGCGACCGCTGCCATCATCGCCCAGGCGGAACAGGCCGACCTGCTGCTTGTGCGCCCGGATCACATCCTCAAAGTCCTGCACGATCAGGCTGGACCCGGTGCCGTAGAGGCCCAGATCGCCATAGAGGCCATCCAGCATGCGATAGACGTTCGACCCGCGCATGACCTCGTACATGCGGCGCTGCGCTTCCTGCAGCCATTCCTTGACCTCGTAGACCGCGCTGTCGGCCTCGGACCCGCGCAGCCCAAGGCGGAACCACGGGCGCGACGGGCTGGTGACGCCGGACATCAGGCCCGCGCGCAGAGTGCGCAGCGCCATCTTGGCCGTGTCGTCAAGAATGCGCCGGTTGATCGAAGAGTCGCCGCGGCGCTCGCTGATCTCGAACCGGCCGCGCGACGGCTGGATAACGTCCCGCAGCTCGCGGAAGTGGCCCTGCCAATAGTTGAACTCCTGATTCATCGCATCGCGGCGGTTCCTCAGGGTCTTGGCCAGCATTTCGTCGCGCTTCGCCGCCATGGCTTATTGGCCCAGCAGCGTTTTCTTGCCGCCAGGGGCGTATTCCTGCCCGGCGCCGGGATTGCTGGTCGCCAGCAACGTGCCCTGCCGCCCGGTCTTCGAGCGGCTTTCAGACTGGCTGTTGAACACCGGCGCCTTGCTCGCCTGGTATTCGGTGGGCTCGGGAATGTCCGGCTTGCTGCACATGAAAATGCCCTCGATCGCGTTACGTCGAGGGCATCATGCGGGCGGAATAGGGGCCGATATATGTTGGGGTATCAGCTTCTCGCCAGCCCACCAGCGATTGACACGATGGCGAGCGATACGATGGCTGTGGCGAACATCCCGGAATTATGCTGCCAGATCATCATCGCAGCGACGCTGCCGAGCATAACGCCCGTCCAGTCCAGCACCGAGTCCCAATACAATGACCGGTCACCGATATAGCCCTGCACTCGCTCGAACAGCGCATAGACGATACCCGCAGCCGCGACCGCGTTCATATCGCCCCATCCTCGGCATAGCATCCACAGTGCCACGCCAATGGCGAAATGCGCCAGCAGAACAGCCATCCATGTGTAGCCGTCCCGATGCGCCTCGGCTCGAAACAGATCGCGGATCACAGCGCCAGCCCCAATGAAAAACGTTCGTTCAGATATGTGCGTGCTTCTGACAGCGCAGCTTCCGCTTGAGGGTGATCCAAGAGCACACCCAAGATGTCACCAAACTTTCCGGCGAAGGCTTGGAAAGTGCCATTGCGGCGCATGATATTGTCAACATTCAGCGCAGTGAATGTATGGTTTTCGATATCGATTGTCTGCCCGTTGATAATCAGTGTCGCAGTGGTGGCGTCGATGCGAACCTCGAAGATCCGAGGCGCGGTCGATTGAGGAATACCAGACAACGATATGCTGCCGCTGCCATCGTACAGCTGAATAGCTATGCCGTTTGAAATGCGTAGGTAAGGCGCCGGGGCAACCTCAGAGCCAAAGCACATATAGGTGCCGTTGGCGACCTGGGGCGCCATAACCCAGATTAGATGCACGCCCACCAGATCGGCAGCGCTGGCCATTTGCGGGTAACTGTCGCTCGGCTGTGGCTGAATAAACTTGCCCTGTAGAGCAAGAGGTGAGCCGATTACCTCCGCGTCAAACGCAGCGCCTGCACCGCCTTGGTTCGTGAACGCAGTAGCAGGACCACCAGCGGGGGTCGCGCCCTCCACGCTGTGGTGGATCGCGATAGCGCCACTAGCGTAAAACGGGGCAAGTGGATTGTTCGCACCGCCACGAAGCGCCGCCCAGATCGCCCCGAACTCAGACCAGCCGAAAAAACGCATCAGAGTTTATCCTGCATCCGCACGATGACGGATGCCGAACCATCCGAGACATAGCGCAAGCCTGACGCGCCATTGGTTACGGGAAACGGAACGCCACTTGCGATCGGCATTGCCAGAGCAAGATCACCGTCAGATTCAGCGATGCGGATCGTGCCGCCCAGAGGCATTACCCAAGCATCAGCGCCGGGCGTGGGCAGGGTCTGCGGGGCGGGCGTTGCATTCGCGACGGTATAGGCGGGCATGGTGTGTTCCTGCGATCTGTGGCACGCGCAGGATATGGACAGCTAGTCCCGCGATATATGTCGGGCTCAGCCGTTCTGGCTTCCCCAGACGGGGTGCCATTCTTCCTGCTTGCGCTGATCCTCGGCGCGGCCGATCGACCGGGCCACAACCGGATAAGCGAAAGTCAGCGCCAGCGCGTCGCCCTCGTCGGGACTGGCCACGCCGCGTTTCTTCATGTCGGATTTCTTTTCCAGCACGATCGCGTTGTTGTTGTCGAAGCTATAGAGCGGACCCGTCAGGTCCATCTCCAATTCACGATTGTCCTCGATGCAGCCCCCGGACTTGAGCCATTCGCGCATCGTCGCCCACATCTGCGCGCGCTTGTTGGCGCATTTCGGAACGCCATCGATCACGCGATCTGCCTTGCCTCCGAAGTTCACGCCGATGACGTTGTAGCCCATCTGGCGGCAGCGATCGACCACGCCCCCGCCGACACCGCCCTCATCGATGAATACTCCGTCCGGATTCAGGCGGTCAATCTCGGCCATGACGCGGGCGGCCACCTGCATTGTGTCGGCACGCAGCAGTTTGATCGCGGGCATTGTCGTGCCGTCCCGCCCACGCCGCGCCTTGATCACCGTCCGGTCATCCCCGAAGCGCGCCACATCGACGCCAAGCACCAGTTCATCGACCGTCGTAGGGTTCGGCTGGCGCTCCATGGCCTCGCGGACCATGCCGCCGCCGATGAACTGCATGTCGGACTCGGCCTCGTAATCGCCCTCCCATATGTGGCGATAGCGCGCCTCGTCGCCCGCAAGGTCGAGCAGGCGCTCTTCTTCCAGTTCATCGCCGCGAAACGGGTTGTCTCGCCAGTTTGCTTCGACCACGGTGCGCGAATCCGCGAAGCGCGGATCCTGGCGCATCATCTGATCAACGGGGTCGGACCGCAGGCGCGGGTTCCAGGTGAACCATAGTTGCGATCCGGGCTTGCGCAGCGTCGGGCGCAGAAGATCAAGGGCGCGCTGGCCGGCAGTCTGGGCCTCCTCCCACCAAGCAATGTCGAAGCCTTCCAGCGACTTGATGTTCTCGGCGTTGAACTCGTTCATCCCGGCGAAGGTGATGATTCCGCCGCCTGGCGTTCTGATCACGCGATCAGACTCCACCGGCTTAATGGCCTCGATCGCGCCAAGGCGGTGCGCGGTTTCTACAATCAGCTTGAAAACAGATTGATCGAGCGATTTCTGAACGTCACGCAGGCAGATTGAAGAAAGACCGGGCTCGGTCAGATGGCGAACCAGAAGATGCGCCCCACGGTCCCAGGACTTGCCCGAGCCCCGGCCGCCATGCGCGCCGAGATAGCGCGCCTTGGACTTCCAAAGCGGGGCGAAGACTTTAGGCGGCGTGACGTTGAGGATCATTCATCCCCGACAAATTTAACGTCGACGCGTTCAATCCTGATCGCGCCTTCATGCTGGACCTGCATTGGCAGCACCTTCCCAAGCAGCGGCATGAACACCTGCGGGTTTTCCTTGGCCTGTTTTTCAAGGTATCCGACCGTGCCCTTTACCCCGCCTGCGTTCTCTGCGGCTTGAAGGATCGCCTCTTTCAGCGTGGCGGTGATCTTGTTCGGCGTGCCCTTTTTCCGCCCCTTGCCTGCGGCTGGCGGCTTGCGACGCGGCTTTTCAGCGGGCGCAGCAGATTTCACTTGTTTGCTGTCCATGCTCAAACACCCCCATCATGCAGCTTGGCGATTTCCTTCTTGCATCCGTTACACATTCGCTGCCCCTGATCTATGTTGCTGGACACTCCGCAGCGCATGCAGCGGCGGATGGGTTTCAGGACGCGGCGCGGGTCGCGCGGGACGATGCCCGCATCGACCAGCAGGCGTGCCTCGGCCAGCGACCCATACTTGTTCGAGATGCGCGCCCTGATGGCGTTGTGCGTGATGCCGAACGCGCGGGCGGCCTCGCCATACGTGGTTTCGGGGTTGGCGATGATGAAGCGCTCGGCATCATCAATGGGGCCAGTCTTGGGCTTTGGTGCCATCAGCGGTTTTTCCTTCCAACGCCGTCGATATGAAATTTTCCGCAAATCAGGCAGCGGTAGTGTTTGCCGGGAAAGCGCTGGCGCCGCGCGGTCTGGTAGGCCATCTGGGGCGTGTCGAACGAAACCTTTCCGGCACAGGAACCTTGCCGCCACTGCTCGGCAACTTCTGGATCCGACAGGCGCCGGGTGATCCGTGCCTTTTGCCAGCTCATGCCTCGCGCCCCTCCCTCAAAACCCGCTGGATGAAGCACTTCGACCGGTTCAGCCGCTCGCAGATCTGCGCTTGCGTCAGCCCGGCATCACGCAGGGCCCAGACCTCGACGCGGGCGGAATTGCGGATGGCCTTGGACCTCGCGGCATTGCCCTTGCCGAACACGCGCCGATCGTCATGCTTCGGGCGCAGATGCTTGGGAACGCCGGCGGTCATCACGCGGCGCAGCAGGTCTTGGGCTTCATCGACCGTCATGCGCCACCGCCTTTCCCGTATGCGGCGCGGACAGCCGCCGGATCCTCTCCGCTTTCGGCAAGATCGGCACGGCGGATGCGGCCGACCGTGACGCGGGCCCAGGTGTCATTCATGCCCAGGTCGCGACTTATGGCTGTTGCGTCCTCGCCCGCTGCATAGCGGCGGATGGCTGTCAGTTGCATGTTGTCGGTGTTCATATCTCGCCCCTTCTTGCGGCTTCGCGTCGGATCGCGGTGATGATGGTCGAGTGGTCGCGCTTGAGAGCTCGGGCAATGTCGCTGGCGCTGTAGCCGAGGGCGTTGCAGCGATAGCAGATCACATCCCGGACCTTGACGGCGGCGGCGTGGCGATCGGGTCCGGTGATGCGGGCGAAGGTCATGCCCGCCAGCTTTGCGGCCTCTCCTGCGATCCCCTCGATCGCCATGACCTCGCTGCTTGCGCGGCGGATGGCGGCGACATCCTCGCGGGTGAAGGGCGAGGCATCGGGTTGGCGCACGATGCGCGGCAGGGTGGTCATTCTGCCACCTTCGGCATTGGCCGGATGAAGGCGGCCAGCTTGTCGGACATTTCGGCGCTGACGCGCTGGTGATCCTCGCGGCTCATGCCGGCGTGATCGTCGGGCTGCACGGCTGCGGCGCGCTCGCGGGCGATCTTCTCACCACGGGCTTTTTTCAGCAGGGCGACGATATCGCCGGGCGTCGGGCGGCGGCGCGGGTTCTCTCGGTTCCAGGACCGCAGTGCCCAAACGACCTGCTCGTGAGTCCAGTCCTGCAATTCATCGCAGAACCACGCCAACAGGCCCGCTTTGACCTCATCGCTTTCCGATGGGTCGAAATACGCTGCCATGACGATCTTGACCTCAGAAGCAATCGTCTGACGGTGTGCGGACAGCTCTTGCGGCGAAAGCGATTTGGCGAGCTGTGGCGTCGGAGCGGGCAGCGGCGCGGTGATCTGTGCGGGCAGATTGCGGGTCATGGCGGGTTCCCTCGATCGGTTTCAGGGCAGGTGCGGATAGCTGGCCGCTCAGGCGGCGCAGCGGTTCGGTGAAGTAGGTGAAGGATTTGGGCGGCCCGTCGCGCTTGCCGGCTGATATCCTGGCAATCTCCGCGCAGATCAGGTCGGGGTTCAGGTTCGGCAGGTCCAACCAGCGGCGAAGTTCGGACACGTCCCCTGCCCCGCCGATGAATTTCGACGGCCCGATAACGCCATCAGGGCTGACACCCATCGCGGCGAGAACGCGCTCTCGAATTTCGGGCTCGTGCGCACACGCGCTACCACCACCACCACCTATATTCTGGTTCTGGTTCTGGTTAGCATTGCTCGGGCATTGCTCCTGCATATTGCCCTCACTGTTTTCATTTGATTTTTTCGGCCTGTGATCGTCGCTTTGCTGTTCGTCACTTTGCCGTTTGACCTTCGCGTTTTCGCACTCGCCACTTTGCCCTTTGGATTTCGACCAGCGGGCATCAGCCGCGCGTTTCGCGCGTTCGGACGCCTCGCCAATGGCCTCTTTTGCGGCTGCAATCTCGCGATCAACGCGGCGCTGCCAGAGCCCATCCGGCGTCTCGATCAGCTTCCGCTCGTCAATCAGAACGGCGAGGATCTTCTTGAATGTCCCGGCCGGGCAATTGCACATCCGGGCAAGGCGCGCGTGGTCGAATGGCAGTGGAGACTGCCGCTCATACATCATGCAAACGAGCGTGATGTAGACCCCGGTTTCTGCCGGCGTCAGGCCGCGCGTCCCGGCAAGCCAGTCGGACGGATACAAGGCGATATGAACGGCCTTCTCGCTCATTCGCCCACCTCGATTTCCACGATAACGGCCCCGTCACGGCACCGCTCACCGCGCTTCTGCAGCAGCTCCAGCCACTCGCCGTCATCGACGCCGATAGCCTCCGCCAGCGCGTCGAGGCCCTGCTTCATCCGCTTGCCCATGTTGTCGAAGTCGTAGCCGTTCAGACGGACGCGCGGCGGCGGGCAGTAGGTCAGCGTCACGCGCTCGACGACCGCGCCGGCGGGCAACTTTTGAACGGCCCGGCCCTTCTCGCGCATGATCGCGGCGCAGGTCGCCTTGTAGGCCCGCGCAGAGGCGCGCTTGCCGCGCAGCCCCTTCTGCGACCCGTTCGGGGACAGATTTGACGGCGGCCATGGCAGGATGATGCGAGCGACGATCATTCACCGACCCTCTCAAATTTCGTGGTTTCATTGCCCCAGACAGCCCAGCCTGCGCGCTGGCGGCGGCCGAACATTTCCAGCTTGCGAAGGCCCGGCAGGCGCGCATCGACCTGATCCGCGACCCATTCCGGCTTGCGGCTGTGTTCGCGCTGCGCGCCGGGAACGATGCTGGTTGGGAACAGTGCGGGCCGCGGGCATGGGAACCGGCCGCGCGTGGCAATCACGACCAGTTCATGCTGATTGCGCGCCCAATAGCCGGTTCCGATCCGCTGCTTTGGCCAGACGATCTGCGACTTGGTGCGGAATCCCCATGCGCGGACAACCTCGTCGGCGCGGTGCGCGAAGGGCACCGTCACCCACATGAGCAGCAGCGCGGCGGGGGCTGCGATATCCTTGACCGGCAAGGCGCAGATTTCCTCGACTGTCATGCAGTCGTAGTGCCGGCGCGCGTTGCGACCGGGCTTGGCCGCGCTATTGCTGGCAAAGCGCCAGGGCGGATCGGCATAGATCACCTGCCAGCCGCCATGGGTTGTCGGCAGGTCCGTCATTCGCAAAGCCCATATTGTGAAGTGCAGGAAACGCCGTCATCTTCAGCGTCGATCAGCCAGCTATGCTGACGACCGCCGCGATCCGTTTGCGCCCACGCCGCAACCTGTTTCGCTCTTGGGTATTGAGGCCCGCCACGCGCACCGCTGATCCCGGCTCTCGCCATCCTTGCGCCTTCCGGCGTCACATCAGCCGCGAAAAACGTCGCAGCGCCACGCTTACTGGCGTCCGCAACTATGTCCTCCCAATCCTCGATGCGCTCGAAAGCATCAGGATACCGCCGCCAAATTGCGCGAAGTTCGGCTTTACTGGCGTTGATGCACGGGAAGCAGCCGACGCGGCCCATCCCTTCGAGATAGAGCGGGTTGGGATCGACGCCGTGATGCGCGGCGAAAGAAAACACATTCTCAGCAGTCCAATGGATCAGCGGGCGATAGAACCGCATGACATGCTGACCCGGTGTCCTGACCGTCTGCCACATGGGCGAGTGTCGGCGGGCTATGCTTTCGTCGCGACGCACGCCCAGCCACTGAATGACGGTGGCGGATTTACGGGTAACGTCGATAACCTTCTGCTGGATGGCTTCGGATTTCAGAAATTCTGTGCAGAACTGCGCGCGGCGAGACGGGAACCGACCCTTCCAGATGCACAGGTCCAAGAACGGGTTTCCGGTCGGCTGAAGCACTTCAAGCGCGCGATCTATGGTCGCGCAGGGAACGCCCTTCAGCGGCCATTTTTCTGCCACATATCGCCGCTTCTTCGCGATCCGCTCTGAAAAATCAGCGCGGAACACTTCGACCTCTGGTCCGCCCGTTTTGGCTGCAAGCCCTTGGGCGTAATCCATTGTGATCTGATGCTCGTTGCCGGTGTCGGCCATGACGGCGCGGAAAGGCCGACCAGATTGCAAAGCCAGCAGGTAACAGGCGGTGCTGTCTTTACCGCCGCTCACGTTGACGATGTGCTGCGTCATTCAACCACCTCGATCACGATATTCTGCCGATCCTTGTCGTTGACGCGGAGGCGCCCGGCCTGCGTGCCGCGAAACAGCACCTCGCGCGCCTGCGCCAGCGTCAGGCCGGCGCGTTCAGCGTTCTCCGCCAGCGTGGCAGGCCCGGTGCGGACCGCGCGCAGAAAGGCCAAGGAATGCTCGGAGGGGGTCATGCTGCCTGCTCCATCGCGTGTGGCGACCACTGCGTCGCGCAGGCCTTGGCCACGCCCTCAAAGGTCCGGCTGCGGATCTTCCAGCGATCCGGCCCTGGCGGTGTGCGATGGATGGCGTTCCACGCCTTCCACTCGTCGCTGCCCCTTTCGGGTTCGGGCAGTCGATCGGTAGCCGTGAGCCTTGGAAGCCCGCGCAGATAGAAGCCCGTGGCCTTGTAGGCCGGCTCACCGAACCAGAACGGCTGGACGATCTGAGGCGCAGGCAGGTCCGCAGGCATCCGGTCCTTGGCCAGATCGTTCATTTCCGGGTTTTCGATGGCGACCCGCTCGATCGGCGCGCGCCAGCAGTCGATGAACAGGCCCACGCCTTCCTCGAACTCGGCGCGCATGTCCTCGATGGTCCTGCCCTTCGGCAGTTGCTTCGGCGGCGTCCATTTGCCCGGACCGCTCATCCAGCGCCGACCGGACCGGCAAAGCCGGGTGCAGGGCGGGTGCATGACTGCCAGCAGATCCCAGCCATCGTCCAGCAGTTCGCGGATATCGCACCTGATGTGGCGGTTGCTGCCATCCTCGGCGGGCAGCAAATCGCAGGACCAGACATCGTGCCCAAGCGCATCGAACGCGCGGCGCATCACGCCTGATGTTTCGCAGCCGATCAGCACCCGCATCACCTCGGCCCCTGTTGTTCGGAGAAAAGTCCGCAGCGATGGAGGGCATGCTCTGCCCACCACCGGCCAAACGCGACGACGCGCATGGCGGCTCTGACTTCCATTCTGGAGATCTTGAGAAGTAAGGATTTCACGTATCACCAAGCAGCATTTGCGCTGCCCCAGGCATGTGTTTCATTGCGTAGGCCACGGGGCCGCCGCGCGGGCCGCACGATCCGCTGGCCCAATTCCGGGCGGTCTTTTCCGACACGCCAAAGAAAACGGCGGCGTGTTCAGGGCTCTGAAAATGCTTGTTGATAAGTTCGATCCACGCATCGCGCAGATGGGCCTCGAAGCTGCGTGGCTTCTCGGACCCGGACAAAATTCCGGACGACATTTCTGGGGTTCCTGTGCTGTTGTTGATCCGTGGAGATCGTTGAACAGCAACAGAGACAGAGGGCGCGGCGGTCATGCTGCGCCCTCGGAGGTTTTGGCAATCCCGGCAAAGCTGAACAGCGACTCTGGGCAATCCAGACCCTGCTCTTTGCAAAGACTGCGAATGATGAAGAACCACCTCGCCGGGAAGCGGTTCTCAACTGCCGCATTGCTTACAGCTGTCAGACCTACCCCGACCGCAGAAGCGATCACTGGGCGACCGATGGCCTCGCAAATATCAGCAACGGAGGGGCAAGTTTTCTGATCCATGCGCTCAGCATAGTTCAGATAATCTGGACTATCAAGGTTCAGATCGCCTGCCGTTCAATTTTTTTGAACAGATGGCAATAATCACCGCATGGACCTGGAACAGAAAACCAAGCTCGCAAGAGTGAATGATATGGGGCTGGCCGCGACCGCGATCAGGCTCCGGGCAGCCTATATCGTGACCGGCCTGCCCAAACAGCAAGACTTGGCCAAGGCGTCGGGCATCTCGAAGACTGTGCTGAGCAACGCCATGGCGGGATCAACCTTCCCCAACCGTGACGTGATGAAATACCTCTATCGAGCGCATCGCATCGATTTCAATTTCATCTTGAACGGCGACTTCGCGCAGCTGCCGGGCGACGTGCAGGATCGCCTTTTCCCCGCGCTCGAAGCCGCAACCAGTGAATGGGATCAAAAAGAAGGTTGAGGCTCACCCCAAGCCAAAGACCAATTTTCGCCACAAGATAAACCACACCAACCCCCTCACTGATTCCTCTGCACAAAAGAACGTAAGCGGAACATTGACGCCGCGCCAACCTGCCGAGAAGGACAGTTGACTATGAGTGATGAGCAAGTGGACGCGATCGGGATTGAACAGATTGGCGAAGATGAACTGGCGGCCTTTCTGGCATCTCAAGCCCCACACGCGAACCGCGTGCACACATTCTGGACGCGCAATATCGTCCGGGTCGGCTTTGCTGAACAGCTGCTGCCTGATCAACCGCTGGCGCCTCGCGGCGCCATCACGATGGATGTGTACACTGCCAGTCAGCTGGTCGAATTGTTGCAGGCTGCGCTAAAGGACGCCAACACCAGTGGGTAATATGGCGACATCTGGACCGACCCAATGGAAGGAAAGACGCGCAGCCCGCAAGTCTGTGGCAGGGCGAAGTCGCGCCATCCATACGGTCGGCAGTAGCAATTACGCACATAATCTCCTAGATTCAGTCATAGAGGGCGTGCGAAACCCGCAGGCCCAGGCGACGGGGCCAACGATGACCGGGGAAATTTCGCAGAAAGACTACATCGATCGCAGCATGGAAACCGTCCGTGCCCAGAACGATGCGCGCTTTGCAGAGGTTCTTGGCGAGATCCGTGGCATTGGCCAGCGCCTTCAGCACATCGAAAGCTCACAGCTCTCTGCCCGGCAGCTTTGGGGTGCAGTCCTGACCGGTGCGGCAACCGTGCTTGGCGTCATGCTGGCCGCGCTGGCCTTCGGGTCAGATCGTTTTGATGGAGGGGTCGGCATGGCCGATCAGCGACTAGAACAGATGCAGCGCGACGCCGAACAGGACGCAATCATCAAGCGGCTGGATGCCTTGATTGCCACACAGGCCGCGCCAGAAAGCCCGACGCCTAGATCTGCAAACGAGTGATACCGTCTCGCGGATTTCACAGTGGCCAGGATGCTTAGAACAACCACTAACAGGGTCGCCCATGGAAATCAGATGTGATTGGAAAGATGCGAAAACGTTGGCTATATTAACCCCATGACTGCACGGTACAGATTTTCAGCAGTGAAAGCGTTTCAGGCGGTCCACTGGATGGCCTCTCAGGGCGTGCCGGTTGACTTGCACGCAGCCCTAAAGACAGCATACTTCGCTGATAAAACACATTTAAATGAGCATTTGCAGCCCATTTTTGGCGCAACCTATAAGGCAATGAAATTTGGCCCGGTCCCCCTTGAGATTTACGAGATCATCAAAGGAGAATCGTTACGCCTGTGGGAGCTTGGTCGCACCCAGCTTCCATGGACACTTGATGGCTACAACATTCGTTTGCTAGCGAACGAGCCGGTTAACGTAGACGCCCTCTCGATCAGCGAAATCGATCACTTGGAGCGGGCGTTCAGTCGGTCTTGCAAGATGAGTTTCACTGAGCGCACAGCCGCAACTCACGGCCACGACTGGCAAGCAGCGAACGGCGGGACAATGCGCTACGAGCACATGCTGGACGAACGCGACGACATGAATGACGCCGTTGCTTTTATTCAAGAAACAGCCCGCCATATAAGGTTGTGACTTGCTGTCGCTGTTCGATGTGATCTGGATCTACGACCAGACAACGCGCCCGCAAAAGATGAAGATGTATATCTGCCTTGATTTTGATCGGGGCTGGTTTCTGCGGATTAATACAAAGAATTACCCACGCCCAAGTGTCGCTATCTCCAAAGAGCAAAACCCCTTCCTTGACCACGATAGTCACGCTGAGTGCGGGATACTAGAGGTCGACGAGTATGAGGTCGAAGATGCGGTTCAACGGGGTGGCGTCGTCGGGAAGCTGAACCTTGTTCACCGCACTGCGATACTAGAGGCCCACCTAGCCATGCCGATCGTGCGCGAGAGAGACAAGGCTGCGCTTAGGGAACTCCTTAGCGACGCCTAGATCACCGTGCAAAATTGCTCCAACCGCCCGCCTCGCGCGGGCTTTTTCATGCGCCGATGACCGGCGCGGGCTTAGATATCGAGGCCGGTCAGGTCCCGTATCTTCTGGATCACCAGCGCTTCGGCAACTCGGGCCAGAACCTTTACGCTCGCGCCCGTGGCTTGGCCGGCCGCCGCTTTCGCGCCATTCCAGATCTCGCTGGTACGCGTGTTCGCGCAGAAGTCATGCCCGTCATTGGTCATCCAGACCTTTGTGCCGCAAGGCTGAACTTCCAGAAGTCCAGCCTGCACCAGCAGCTTCTTGTGATAGAACTCGCGAGAATTAATCGGTTGGCACCAAGTCCGTTCGACCAGGCGGTAATCGTGCAGCCAGCTGTCACTTGCCTCCATCCGCAACATCAGCTCGCGCAAATAGTCGTCGTCACGCTGCATCCAATCACCTCCCGTGCAAATGCCGGGATGGTCTACGGCGCGTTCTGATTCTGCCAGTTTCATTCGGTTGGTCCTGCGTCGATTGCACCGCGACGATAGCACGGGCGAATCAGGCGGTCCATGTTTTCTGAACTTTTATATTGACGGTCCATTTTATCTGAACTAGCTTCATCTCATCAGCGGCGACACAGGAGCCCGCGCCAACCCGAGATGAAGGAAGCCAGATGAAACACTACCTCGCCCTTGCCGCCCTGCCGCTGATCGCGGCTTGCGCGCAGTCGCCCAGCAGCATCGCGCCTGTCAGCATGGGCAACGCTTATGCCAGCGTGTCGTGCCAGCAGGCCCGCGCCGACCTGATCGCAGAACGGCAGACCCTGGCCGCGCTTGAAGGCAAGCAGAAAGGCGCAGTCGCCGGGGACGCAATCGGCGTCCTTCTGATCGGCGTGCCCGTCTCGTCGCTGAGCGGCGGCGACGTGGCCGGCCATATCGCGACCTCGAAGGGCAAGGTCATCGCCCTCGAAGCCCGCACCGCAAGCTGCGGGTGATCGCCATGCGCTGCGACGAACATCTCGACATCAGCGACGAAATCGCCAGCGGATGCCGCGTCGTGGCGCTGGTTGTCATCTCGGCGGTTGCCATGATCGCGATCGGCCTTTGGGCAATCAATCGTCCCACGCATCCCAGCATCTGCGGCGACCTTCGCGGCGCGGAATGCGTGGCCGCAACGCAGGGGGGCGCGCGATGACCCGCTGGACCGAATTTATCGATGCCCCGCTCTACATCCACCCGAACGGGCGAGAAGTTGAGGCAGAAGCCGAATGGCGCCTCGACTGCGAGGAATACCCGGCAGAGCCGTTTAGCCACGGCGGTTCGCGTGGAACCGAACTTGAAGTCAGCGCGCACCTGATCCGCTGGGGCGGCAATCGCACCCGCGAAGATGCCGTCCGCCTCTACGGCGAGGATGAAATCAAACGCCAGGAGGCTTGGGCCTCGGCGAGCTATTCAGCGGAGGATGTATGAACATTCAGCGAAGCGAATTTCTTGCTGGCCGCAAGGCTGGCATCGGAGGATCGGATATCGCGGCCATCGTCGGCCTGTCGAAATTCAGAACGCCCTATGATGTTTGGGCCGACAAGACCGGTGCCAGCGAACCTGAAAGCGACGATGACAAGCCTTGGCTCTATTGGGGGCAGGTGCTGGAAGATGTCGTTGCGAGAGAATACGGGCTGCGCACCGGCGCCAAGGTTCAGCGCGTCAACGCCCAGCTGATCTACCCCGATTGGGATCGCGCGATCGCGAATATCGACCGTGCTGTCGTTAACCCTGACATCTCCGGCAATGTGCGCTGGAAGGACGGCCGCCTGACGACAGACCGCATCCTTGAATGCAAGACCGCCAACGGCTTTGCAGCCAGCCTTTGGGGCCCGGACGGAAGCGACGAAATTCCGGAAACCTATCTGTGCCAGGTGCAGTGGTATATGGGCATCACCGGCGCCAGCCACGCCGATCTTGCCGTCCTGATCGGCGGTAACGATTACCGCACATACACGATCGAAGCGCATTCCGACCTGTTCGCGGATCTCATGACAGAGGCGCAGGCCTTCTGGAAGTTGGTCGAGAACGGCATCGCCCCGGACCCGCAGACCGTCGCTGACGCGCAGGCCCGATGGCCGCAGCACCTCGCATCCAAAAGCATCATGGCGGGCGGATCGGTCGCCCGTGCCGTCGATGATCTGGCCGAACTGAAAGAACGCATGTCCGAAATGAAGGCGCAGGAAGATGCGCTGAAACTGCAGGTCATGTCCGCGATGGGCGATGCCGAGATTCTTGAGGACATGGGAAGCCCGATCGCGACCTGGAAAACCCAAACCGCCGACCGCCTCGACGGCAAGGCTTTGCGGAAAGACCACCCCGATATCGCCACCCTCTACACGAAATCGACAAGCACGCGCGTCCTGCGCCTCAAATCCCGGAAGGACTGACCAGATGAATGAACTGACGAAAGTAGAAGATCGCGCCGCGCCGCAATCCCACCCGAGCATGGGCATCCTGACGCCCGCCAATCTTGGTGAAGCGATGAAGATGGCGGAAATTCTGGCGGACTCCAGCATCGTCCCGAAGGATTTTCAGGGGCGCCCCGGCAACGTCCTGATCGCCTGCCAGTGGGGGATGGAACTCGGCCTGCAGCCTTTGCAGGCGATGCAGTCGATCGCGGTTATCAACGGTCGCCCCGCGATCTGGGGTGATGCGATGCTTGGTCTTGTTCAGGGTTCGGGCCTGCTGGTCGATATCACCGAAGAGATCTCGGATGATGGCGAGGAAGCCACCTGCACCGTCAAGCGGAAGGGCAAAGCCGCGCCGGTTGTCCGCACCTTCACAATGGCCGAGGCCAAGAAGGCCGGTCTGGCGGGTAAGCAGGGGCCTTGGCAGCAATATCCCCGCCGCATGTTGCAGCTGCGCGCCCGAGGCTTTGCGCTGCGCGATGCCTTTGCCGATGTGCTGCGCGGCGTGGCCATCGCAGAAGAAGCCCAGGACAGCCCGGTCATGCGCGACGTGACGCCCGCCGAGGACGCGGCAGAGGCCAAGACCGCGAGCGGCCGAGTTCGGAACAAGATCGGAAAGAAGAAAGACGATGCCGCGCCCAAGTTGACCGAGGTTCTTGAGCGCATCGGCGCAGCCAGCACCGAGGAAGAACTGAACACGGTTGGCGCCGATTGCGGGAAGATTGCCGAACCCGACGAAAAGGATAAGGCCCGCCAGGCATACCGCACCAAGCTGGATCAGCTTCGCAACGCGCCGGCCCCGATCGCTGACCTCATTAAGAACGTCGATGCCGGCATTCAGCGCGAACTGAAAAACGGCGCGCCCTACGAGGCCACCCTCGCCTTCTATCAGGAACAGATCGACCGCATCGCCAGCGAAGAACCTGAAGAACACAGCGCAATGATGGCCGAATACGAGAAAATCGTGGCCGAGCGCGACGGCACCGACGCCTAACCCATCCTCCCCCGCGCGACGCACTGTCCCGCGCGCGGCAACTGGCGGGGGCGATCCCCTGACCCCCGCCTCTTTTCTCAAAAGGAACGGATATGCCTTACGTAAATGTTTGGGTCGATGATCTGGGATGCGACGGGGATTGCGAGTCCGCACAGGAAGCGGAAGCCCTGCAAAAGATGGTCGATGAAGCCGTGTCGCACCTGCGCAATGGCGATCATGTCGCTGCATTGAGCGCGCTGACTGACGACAAGAGCCTGCCCTGCCAGTCACCTGGTGAGATTAAGCGCAAGTATCAGACCTGGATGGCCGGCAAGCTTCCGGGCTTCACAAACTTCAATCCCAAAACCGAGGATCGCCCCCAATGACCGACCAAGCTTATGGCGTGATTGTGGAGATGAAGGACCAAGCGCCGATCCTTTTGGAAACTGAGAATGGCGACCACGATGCCTGCATTGATCGGGTGCGGAAAATGCCAAGCGCGATCCGCTGGTGCGTCGTCAGTCTAAAGCCAACCAGGTTCGGAAACGCACTGCTTTTCAAAGACTTCATCCGAATGTGCGCCGCACCCGAAGAAGAAGCCGCATTCTAAGGAAAAAACACCAATGACCGACCAAGCTTACACCGTCGCAGCCGATGAACTCCGCTCTTTCGTTGAGCGCATCGAGCATCTGGAATCCGAAAAGAAGGATATCAGCGAGCAGATCAAGGAAGTCTATGCCGAGGCCAAGGGCCGTGGCTATGACGCGCCCGCCCTGCGCAGCATCGTGGCGCTGCGCAAGCGTGACAAGGATGACGTGGCCGAGGCCGAAGCGATCCTCGACCTCTACAAGCAGTCCTTGGGGATGGCGTGATGAAGATCGGAAGGTTCCAAGTTACCGCGAAGGCCAGCCGCTTCCCTTGGCAGGCTGGCTACAACTGGCACGGCATGACGGGCAGTGGCGCACCTCTCAATCAGCCCCGGCGCGGCGACAAAGCCGCCCCGCGCTTTGGCGGCGGCTGGAAATACAAGGTCGGGCTCGCCTTCAGCGGCCAGACACTTATGCTCGACCTACTGTTCGGCATCGTCACGGTGCGCTTCTTCGATTGGCAAGAAGAGGAGCGCATGAATGCGGAACGGAAAGCGCGGATCGACGCCATTCTTCGGAGGTCGGCATGACCCGCAGCGATATCATTGACCTTCGCGGCCAGATCCACACGCGGACGGATCGCGCGATCCTGTTCAGCGATGACGGCGACAAGGAGAGCGCGGTGTGGCTTCCGCTGGCGCATGTCGAGGTCGGCCAGCTGCACCGCGGCGTGGGCGAAATCAGCCTCCCCGAATGGCTGGCCGTCGATCGTGGGCTCGTCTGATGAAGATGCGCGCGGAAATGGGCCGCTATTCCAGCGTTGTCGGGCAGAGCGTTCATCTGCTGGCGGCTGACGGGAAGTTTCTCGGCCAGGTGGCGATTATGTGCCAATCGGACGCCCTGCGCGACCGGCCGACGCAGACCGCGATCTGCGAAATCATCTGCAGCGCGATCAACGCTGCGCAGGAAGATCAGGAGGGGCAGGAAGATGACCGAGGATAAAGACGCCACCATCGCGACGCTGACGGATGAACACGACGAACTTAAAGGCCGGAAGATCGCTGCTATCATCAACGGCGATGGCCCTATGGTCTTGAGCAAAGCAGCGGTCCGCAAGTTGGTTGAAGAACGCGATGCAGCCCGCGCCGAGGGCTTCGCGCAGGGGATCGAGGCGGCGGCGAAGGTGGCCTCTGGCTGGCTGGCTGCATTTCAGGGCGTAGAAATTCAGCGAACCTCTGCCCGCGAATACGCATGTGACGCCGTCATGGACATTGCAGATGGCATCCGCGCCCTATCCCCCGCTCCGTCCGTTGATGCTAGTAAAGCTCCGAACCACTGTCATCAAGCCAGTTTGACGACAGTGGATGAGCCGAAAGCCCCGCAGGCCGATCCGGTCAGAGAGTCGGCGCAGACGATGCTGGCGCGGGCGATCCCCGCAGATGGAACAACACTGGATCAGATGCGTGCGGCGCTTCGGGATACGCCAGCGGGGCGGGATTTGATTAATCGGGGCGACACCCGCCTCTACTGGATGAACGAGGGTGATGTTGTCACAGCGCAGATTGACCGCGCCCTCGCACAGAAGGGGGAATAGCCGTGGAACATCAACCAGCGAACTGCCCAAACTGCGGTTCTGATGAACTTTCATGGGGATATTCCGCGCCGCCTTTCCAGTGGCAGATCGAATGCCATGAAGACGGCTGCGGAACATATGTGGTCGCAGACAACGAGGATGAAGCATTCTCGCTTTGGCGGCGCGGCAAATGGACCGCCCGTATTATCGAGTGGGACGAAGACGGGATGCCATGCGAGTTTGAAATTCGCGATGATGGGCCCACCCAACAGGCAAAGGGGGAATAGCATGGGACGGCCCGATATTCAGCCGATGTTTGCCAGCGCCAACACCGCAGCGCGGATGCTGGATATGAAGCCAGCCGAGTTTCGCAGCCTGGTCGAGTCCGGGGCGCTGCCCGGACCCGTTCGGCACCAGCGTTGGGACGTAGAACAGATCCGCGCTATCATGCGGGGCGAGTTCGTTCGCCCATCTGAGGAATTTGACCTTTGAGGAAGAACCTGCCGCCATATGTCGCGATCAAGTCTGGGCGCGTCTATTTCCGCAAGGTCTGGACCGATGGCGGCAAGCGTCGGGAACGATTTGTTCGCCTTCCCGATGATATCGACAGCCCCGAGTTTGCCACCGAATATTGGGCGGTGCGGTCGGGCACGTCTGAAAGGGTGAAGCCCAAGCAGCGCGACACATGGCGGGAACTGGTCACCGCCTATCGGTCCTCTGCCAAGTACCGCAAGCTGGCGGCCAGCACGCGCAAGGAATACGACCGGATCATGGAGCGTATCTTTGAGAAGAACGCGGACAAATCGGTCAAGACGATGACCCGCGCTGCGCTCTTGCAGGTGCATGCCAAATACGCCGAGACGCCGCGCAAGGCGGACTGGTATATTCAGGTGGTTCGGATGTTGCTTAACTTCGCGATCCGAAAGCTTGGCTGGAAGATCGAGAACGCGGCATCCGGCATCGACCTATACGGCAAGCAGCGGGAATTTGAGCCATGGCCCGCGTGGATGGTCAAGAAGTTGGACACCGCCCCGGAGCGCGTTCGCAGCGCCGCCGAATTGATCCTTGGCACCGGCCAGCGACCGCAAGCCGCAATCCTGATGCGCCGCGATCAGTTCCAAGGCGAATGGATGACCGTCACCGACGAAAAGAGCGATGAGGCCTATGAGGTGTTCTGCCCTGCCCAGCTACGGGCTTATATCGAAAGCCTGCCGGTCTCGGGGGCCTATGTGATTGGCAAGAATCTCACCCAGCCGTCAGGCTATGACACGGTGGAAAAAGCGTTCAGGCAGTGGCGAAAGAGCCTGGGCGACCGCGCCGCGCCCTATAGTCTGCATGGTCTTCGCAAGCTGGCAATCGTCAGGCTGGCCGAAGCCGGATGCTCCGATGCGCAGATCCAGGCGATCACGAATCAAAGCCCGGAAATGGTCGCGTATTATCGCCGCCGTGCGAGCAGGAAAATTCTTTCACGGGCCGGTCATTCACTGACGGAACGAACAGGGGGTGAACAGTGA